GTATCAGCATTCTTCAGTTTGCAATGAAATAAATTGTCGTTGCCTTCCTCTACTCTCTCCTCTACCCCAGAGAGGAACCATTTGTTATTGAAATTGATTCCATTGTAATTGGTGTCGTTCAATCCAAAAAAACGGGTGTAAATAGGAATGTAGTTTTGGGGTTTAGAGAGAAATAGTGAAATTGGTTCTTCCAATCGCTTAAACAATTCCACATTCTTTCTTTTCTGATAATGAATCTTGAACGGTTCTGTTGTCGTCATCGACCTTGTATCTTTTAGCTAATTAGAATATAAATTAACCGTCTTTTTAACTTATTATTTTTGCATATATTCTTCACACAGGCAGGTTGTTCTAAAGGAGTGAACTATTGTCATTGCCTTCTTTTTCTCTCTATCGGCGTTTGAAACAAAATAAAATTCTTTTATAAAATAGTAATACACACTCTACTTACATCGGCATGAGTTTAGAGCTTCGCAAATTCGATATGAAGGGTATCCAATTCAAATCTACTGAAAACAAAGGACCCGTCGTCGTGTTGATTGGAAAGCGTGACACCGGAAAGAGTTTCTTGGTGCGCGACCTTCTCTATTACCAACAAGACATCCCCATTGGCACCGTCATTTCCGGCACGGAAGAGGGCAACGGATTTTACGGCAAAATGGTGCCGCGTTTGTTCATTCACAATGAGTACAATTCTGCCATCATTGAGAACATCTTGAAACGCCAACGAAGTGTCTTGCATCAGGTCAAGAAAGAAATGGAGACATACAAAAGATGCAATATCGACCCACGAGCGTTTGTCATTCTTGATGATTGTCTCTACGACAACACGTGGTCACGCGACAAGCTCATGCGTTTGCTCTTCCTCAACGGAAGGCATTGGAAAGTCATGTTAGTCATCACAATGCAATATCCTTTAGGTATTCCTCCCACTCTGAGAACTAACATAGACTATGTGTTCATTCTCCGTGAGAACTATATATCGAATAGAAAACGCATTTACGAAAATTATGCAGGTATGTTCCCCACGTTTGAGGCTTTTTGTCAGGTCATGGACCAATGTACAGAGAATTACGAGTGCTTGGTCATTAACAACAATTCCAAATCCAACAAGCTATATGACCAGGTCTTCTGGTACAAAGCCGACAACCACAACGATTTCCGATTGGGTTCGAAAGAATTCTGGGAATTGTCCAAGGGATTGCCAGACCAAGAGCAAGAGGAACAGTATGACCCATCCAATGCGAAGAAACGTGGAGCGGGACCTAAAATCAGTGTGAAAAAGACAACGAGATGGTAAAATTATAGACACCTGCTGCTTTTATTTTGCCTTCTTCACATAAGAATGAAGACAAAATAAATGATATAATCATAATTGTTTACAAAGCAAATCAGCTCCAATTGTTGGTATGTAAAATTTCGTCGATATGGAATTTGTTTTGTTTGCAATTAATTTGATGATACTTTTTACAGTTTATAGTGTCTTGGTCAATTGTAAGTCCAAATGATTCTTCGCACATTCTTATTAAATCAGAATTACTACAATTTTCCACATAGCAAATGGTCTTGAAAATCTTACATGCAACAAATAGTAGTTTTTCGTATTCTATTCTATTGTTTATAACCTGGTTTAATTCCTTTAAATTGAATGTTTTTGGTAGCAATGCTGTGTATTCAATATTAGCATAACCGTATATCTCTGCCATTTTCTTTGAAACATAACACATCATGTCGTTTCGCGTCAAGTAAATGTTTTTGAGTTTATTGACCACGCTTGCAATAGTATTAAAATATGATAGTGAATGTATGTCCTTTGTATAATCCAATGTCCATTTAAAAACAAATTTGTTAAAATTTTTATATTCAGCATAATCAATAAATTGTGTTAAAAATTCATTCGTATTGTCACCATTAAATTCTATAAATTCATTTATTTTGTTTTTGAGTATACCTTTTTGCATGTCAAACGAGTCTTTGTAATCATTAAATATTTCACTTAATGCCAAAACATTTGGAGCATATTTCTGCAAAATATCAATTAAGACCGTTGAACCGGTCCTTTGGCCAGATATAAGACAAAAAACCTCTACCGGTTCTTTTAATTGATATGGTTTATCCTTCAACACTTTTTGAAGATACTCACAACTCAATAATTCGTGGTTGTTGTCCACGTAAACTGTGAACTGTTTGTTGCTTATCAGTCTATCCACCAAAAAAATGTCCAATACATTCTTGTCCCAATTTAATATATAGTTTTTATCACATTTCAAAATACTATATCTTAGTTCGTCGTCGTTATTAATTTGTTTGAAATAGCGGTTTCGTGCTGTTTGTTTACAATGACGAATCCATAGTGTATAGTGTGCCTTATCAATTCTGTCAAAATAAGGCAATTCGCAATGTTTCTGACAGTTATCATGCAGAAATGTGAAGAGCGTTTTTATATTCAAATAGCCATAAAACTTCCAAAGATATTCTTCTATTTGTTTGCCCATTAATTCCAACCACTTGTTTTTATTGTTTATTATCTCAATATATTGAGTAATGAGTAGCTCAATGTTGTCATTGTACAATACTGTTTTGAAATTATCTTTCACGAGTTTGCAATTTGTAACCGCTAGATATCCTTTTGAAACCGTTTCAAATATTCTATTCGACAAGTACTTTTCGTCGTGACTATTTCCTTGTAATGGAAGAAGTGCTTTGATTCCATAACGTTCGTCAATGTACTCAAATGTGTTACTGATATGATTTGTAATGTCATAGTTGAATTTCTCGAAATGTATATTGGAATATGTTTTTTGGATTTCTCTGATATATTTTGAAGTTTTTGTATCTAAATTGAAAATTCTTCCCTTCAAAAGAAACTGTTCACCATTTTTTGCAAACACTTCAATCAGTCGAAGTATCACATCAATATTTAAATCCCAAATACTACCAAAATAGCAAAAGTAAGATTTTGTGACATTTTTTTCATAATGAAGCGTGAGTTCCTTGTTTATATCGTAAACATTTCTATATAGATTGGCTGCAAACCATGGCAAACAGATTGCTCTGTTTCTTTTGCAACTTTCAAAGTAACTTAAATCATAAAGACCTTTGCGACATGTGATGATTATATAGCGCTGACTTTTACGTATGTGTTCATAATTATCAAAAAAAGTATTTAATTGTGTGTCAGTAATATAATTGTTATCTGGGGCATCCAAATGGATAATGTAGAAAGCATTTTTCGGCAATTCGTACTCTTTGGAAGCATGGCATGGTGAAATAAATATCACTGTGTTTTCTGGAGGAACTGATTCTTCCACTTCACCAATTGTTTCTGCCCAAACAACATTTAAATTCGGGTAGTAATGAATAAAGAATTCAACATACATTTTATGAATATAATGGTGTGTATGATGGTCTGACTTCTTGAAATCCAAAACAACAACACGTTTAATTTGATAACGTGTAAATGTCACATATTTTGTGACATCCCAATTCCAGACATTCGCTTTTGATTTTATGTCACTGCTTTCTTCGTTTGCAATGATTAAATCTTCTTCTGCAACGAAACACTTGTATTTTTCGTATAAACTCATCAGCATGATATCAATTGGTGCCACAATGTTTTTTTCAAAGTTTATAATGGTTTCAAACACCGAATGATTTAGCAAGATGGCGTGTGTACCCCAAGTCTGATAGTTAGGACGACTAAAGTACAAATTGAACTTTTTGGCAGGTTGAAATAAAGACGAACACGTGTGTATCTCTTTAACAACGTGAAACTTGTCAAAATTGCCTTGTTTTTTCCCAAGATAAACCAAGTCCCATTTGTTGTCAAGTGATGACAATTTCAATGGAAATTCAGAAGCAAATGTATTTGACATGATGAAGTCTCCTTCGAGGATCATGATTCTTCTGAAGTTATTGTTCATGGCGTCTTTTATAACTTGAATATGAGATAGCAAGCAACCCAAAGCACCAATTGGAAAATTATGTATTACGAAATCTCTTTCCATTGATTTGCAAATTTCATTGTAAACTGTTTTTAAATAGAATGATTCAGATGGATAAATTGCATCGACAAATTTGTAGTTGATTAAACCTGCACGCATTAGTTGCGCTATGCAACCCTCTTTATCAATGACGTACTCTTTTTTAATGATTATGTAAATTCTATCTATATATTCCATATAATATATATAGATTCTTAGATTATAATATTTCCAAAAAAAATACTTAATGAGTAAAAAGTTCTATTAAATATGAGCATATACAATAACAATGCGTGCGCAATCGGGGTAGCCATTCCGTGTTTTTGTGACCATGTTCCACTGTTGCTGCAACTTTTGTATTCTATTGAGGCACAAACGCGCTTGCCGGACCGCGTGGTCGTCAGTTGTTCGTCCACTGTTGGGTCCGTACAAACCCCACAATATAGCTTCCCATTGACAATCATCGTCACCGAAGACAAGAAAAACGCTGCACAAAACCGTAACATCGCCATCAACCACTTAATGGATATGGATTACGTTACCTTCATGGATGCGGACGATATCATGCATCCGCAGCGGTTGGAAATCATTGCCAATGTATTGGATTACACAGGATGTGACATAGTATTGCATCATTTCTTGACTGATTTGCACGTCTTTGAACGCATTGACCACATTGCAATGAGGGTCAACCAACTGACTCAATGCATGAGCGGATGTATCCGTCATGTGGACTTATATCGATACCAGAACGAACGCATTCATCATGCACAGTCTACTGTCTCACAACGCGTACTAGATGCAGTGCGTTACCCAGAGGAAGAGGAATACTACAGCAAAGAGGATTGCGTATTTTGTTGGCGCGTGTTGGGTCTTGATTTCGTGACCAATGCCTATATCGCAAACGGTCTCTCATTCTACAAACCAAGTGGTACCCAAGTACGTGATGAAAAGGTTGGATTATCATCATAATATGTTGATACTGAGAGGATATTTTAGGAAGCAATAATTGCGCCACGTAGTTGGGAAGAAATTGTTCAGCTCACACCATTCAAACAGGAATTTACCATTGCTTGCGATAGCAGGTAGTCTCTCCCACACACCCATTTCGAAATGAAACACCAAGTTCATGATACCCATCTCATTCGTCCTGCAAATAGGATACCGGTTCATGGCATCGATGAGCCGCTGTTTGTTACACCGGTGTATCAATGATGTATCATACATCCACATGCAATTGAGCATATGATTGCTGTCCATAATCTTCTCTCCAAAATCAGTTAACAACCGTTCCAAAATCTCTTTGTTTTCGAAATCTAGCTGGTGACGGAAGATGTCCTGAGGACGGTCATACAATTGAGCCCCGTCTATAGGAGCCAACAACTTGCCCCGGCAGTCCAAACCCAAGAGGCTGTCATGCACATTGTCCAACACACGCAACCCTGCATCCAGGAAGACGACCCTATCCCATTGCATGAAGTAGTCGTCGAATACATGCAGCTTTTCCCATTGATTCAGTTTGTACAATTCTCTCTTGTCGCTGTTCGTGAATCCAGATGGTCCGATTTGCTCAAGCAGATACGTCTTGTTGATGGATGGAAATTTCGTCTCTTGGACGTTGTATTCTCTCTTGTATCCCTCCTCGAGAACCAATTCGTCCAAAGCAATCAATATTATATCGCCATCCCATTTGCCCATGCTACGCAGGTCTTGTATGGTCACCGTGGCCTTCGAAAAGTATGCACTGTCGCTCACGAGTACAAAAGCAGTTTTCATTTCTCGATATATTTAATACTTAAATGTTGTGTAAAATTCTCTAAGTATTAATTTGGGGGTTTTGTATTTTTTGTTTATTGCACTTTGCTCATTTTATTGCTTCCTATTCCTTTTTCGCAAAGGGACCGGAGAGCAACTGACTTTGTCCGTAGTCAGACTTGCCTATCACCACGTTCTCTCCATCAAAGAGCTCCTTGCAAATGTCCGCGGTAGAGATGTTCTCCTTCTCACCTAAGGCAAACTCATGGGTGTTCACATTGTTGACACCAATCAAGTTGCCGTTCTCGTCGATGCTTTGAGATAACGTGTTGCCAGACTTTTCTGCGTTCTTGATGTTCTCCTCAATGGCCTTCTGTTTGGTCTCCTTGACACGTTGCTCGAAAGCGGTCTTGGCATTGGACTCATTCTTTTGCTTCTCGTGCATCAATTGGTTGAGCTCCTCTTCCATGTATTCCACACGCCCCGTCTTGTATGCCTCTGGGTCCCATGGCATCCACATGCCGACTGGTCCGACCATGATGTCGTGGTTGGGGTCAATCTCCCGCAGCATTTTGCATCTGAGTTCAGCCTCCTCCTGAGTGGGGTACACACCACGCACCTTGAGGCCGCGGGTGCTGGTTTGGAAACTGTGTTGGATGTCAAACTTCTTCTGCAATTCCTCCTCGTGGTTGTCCAAAAAGGTCTTGTAGTCATCATCCAACGTACCCTTGGTCAAATTCTCTTTCTCCTCTTGCACGAAGTCCTTGAAGTCCTTGTTGACGTCCTCAAAGGAGATATTGTATTTGAAAGAGATGAAGTTCAGGAACTGAAGGAACTTTTCCATGGATTTGTTGAACTCCCAGTTCTTTAGGAACTCTTCGAAGTAAAACATTTCCTTCTGCTTTAGGAGCTTTTCTGGGGAGCAAAATGACATACACACAAATTTCTGACCGGCAATCGGCTTGTCCTCTTCCAGTAAATCGACGTAGGTTGCATTGGGTTTGCCATTGGCTTGTTGCTTTCTTTCGAAGCCTCCCTTTTTTGCTTGTTTAGATTTAGAACTCTCCATTGATAATTAATTGAACTATTAATTTTTAAGTTTTTTATCGCACAAATTATTTTTTCTTGGTATTTAATATAAATGAACAGTTTGTTTAACGTTAGTGAGTTGATTAAGAGAATTATCAAATATCTGGTGGAGGGTTTGATGGTTGCCATTGCCGCCTTTGCTATTCCTAAACGTTCCTTGAATGTTGACGAAATTTTTGCCATTGCCCTCACTGCCGCTGCCACATTCAGTATCTTGGATACCTATGTGCCTGCCATGGGAGTCAGTGCACGTTCTGGAGCAGGCCTGGGTATTGGTCTCAACATGGTCAAATTCCCTGGTGGGTTTTAAGGCATCCTTTAAATAGTCAATAATTATTATATGTTGTTACATATAATAAACAACATGGCCCCGAGAACATCTCGACGACGAGTGCATAAAAGCAAGAGCAAAAGACCGGCCAAGAAAAGTAGGCGTAATAGACCGCGTACACAAAAAGGCGGAGTGTGTTATGGGCGTGGGGTAGGCGCCAATACCTATGACCCCAACAACTCGATTTTTAATACCAACTTGCTGAAACTGTTTCCTTACAGACCGTAGTCCCGCTACAAATCGTTAATCAGCACTTGTATGTCGGCAGTGACATCATTATAAAGCAACAAGAGCTCGTTCTTTTCCACTTCTGTCAAGCACAACATGGCGGTTATTTGCTCTGGTGTCAAACGCTTGAAATTGCGTATGTCATGTTTGATGCGCTCAATGTGTGTACTCTTTATCGTATTTATCTGTCACTGTCTCATAATATACTTTATTGTTGTATCTCTATCCATTTCAGTTGATATTATATCATTGTATTATTATTTTTTTCAGATTTGCAGATTTGCAGATTTGCAGATTTGCAAACATTGCAAACATTGCAAATAATAATATAATGAATTCGATTCGCAAACGCGTTCATATGGTTGGGATGAATTCCCAATCCAACTCCTCACATATTTTCTTCCAAATCACGTCTTGCTCCATGCGCTTCTCTGGGTCTTTCAGCATCGGAAAATGTTCCAGGTATTGCTCTTCCCCTAGCAATTCGCACAGCTTGTACGCAGTGTAATAGTAGTTCAAGAAATTCACTCGGTCATCGGGACAAAATTTCGAATACGGAGACTGCAACTCGACAAACAAATTGCACAGCGTTTCCTCCAACTCTGGAGACATAATGGGTGGTTTAATACCCAGTTTGTCTTTGATAAACGGTATATGCTCATAGTATTTGTTGTAACCCAACTTCTTCAAGATTTCCTTGGTCTTGACGTTTGTGATTTGAGGCAATTCGATTCTCTCTTTCTTCATTTGCAATTTGATATTTTCTATCACGTCTTGAGGAATTTGGGTCGTCTCCTTACCTTGAAATTGTGCTAAGATTTCCTTGAAGTGATTGATACGTTTGTAAGCGTAAAAACATACTTCTTTGGGAGGTTCCTTATAAGATGGTTTCTCGTTTTCTATCAAATAGGGAATACTACGAGAGCACGAGTTGCAGACCATGATACCCTCGTCTTCTAACGGTATCAACTCTCCCTTAAGACAAATTTGACAAATGTCGGTGGGATACACAAAGTTGTTGATGTCGAGAAAATCGTCGCTCACGTTGCTCAAATACTTAAGAACAATGTTGTGGTTTTCCTTCTGCACTTGTTTCACGCTGCTGTCCTCTTCCTTGATTTTGAAGAAATTATTGACGAGCTTGGCCTTGCTGGTCATGGACTCTTGCTTGATGCCCGTGGAGATGTTTTTCTTGTTCTCAAAGTACTCGAATATGTACTTGGAATTGTCCAATAAATACTCTTTCTTTTTTTGCTTGGTTTCTTTAATGGTCTCTTTCAGTTCCCCAATTTTGTCCGTGATGTCCAGTTTCTGGTCAATAGACAACTCAACATCTTCCTCCAACTGCTTCTTCAATCTTGTCAACTCTTGGCGGTAATCCGTGATTTTGTCCTCGTCCTTGGAAAACTCATTCAAAAATTCCTTGTGCTTGGTATCTAGCGTGACGGCGGATTTCTTGTTGAATTTAATTTTTTTGGTTGATTTTGGTTTAAAGGACGGCATTTTCTCTCTATGTATATTTAGGTGAAAATTTATTTAATTGATAAACAAGGCAAATTATATTTGTATTTATATGTACCATGACAAAAAACAAGTTAAAACATCCCAAATGTTTTCTGAAAAGTAAATAACTATGGACATCAAAATCAACTTGGACTCCTTGAAAGATTTAGAAAACGAAACAGTCAAACTTGATATGATAAAATTTCAAAAAATGGTCCTCTTGTTCAATTCTATCGAGCAAGGATGGTCTGTGAAAAAAAAGGAAGGTTCATATGTCTTCACCAAGCCTCATGAGAACAAGAAGGAGGTATTGGAAGAGAGTTATATTAAGAAGTTTATGAGGTCTAATTTAGACATAAACAAGATTTTCGAATAGACTCATTATTTTTGATTATTTTAGACAAAAGTGAAAATAACCAAAAAAAGTCCCCCAATTAATTGAATTTAATTTTCAATTAATTTAAATTTCCCAAAATTTTTTTCTTTAGCCATAATATAATAAAATGGGTGGTGGACTTATGCAACTCGTCGCTTACGGCGCTCAGGACGTATACCTTAAAAACCTGTAGGGTAGAAAAACATCGGGGAATGTTAAATCAATAAGACATTCATAAAACCCTTTGTGGATACTGTAAAAAGTACCACTGATGTTAATTAGGGAAATCTAATGAAATATATTTATTTAGATTTGAAAAACCCTAGTGAGAAAATCAAACTGCTTGAAACCCCTAAAACTTATTCTACTAAGCAACTTTTGTGAAAAAGTGTGTGGCCAAGAGAAAAAACTTGGGTATAGTAAAAATGAATAAGATGACAATGGTATTTATAACATACAATTCGAAATGGGCAATGAGCATCCAAGCTTCTTTAAATTAAATATTAAACAACTTAAACATAAATTTGTTATACTATTTTAATGGAAACAGAATCTGTATTAAAGAAAACATGTGATATGTGTCACAATATTGTCACTCTTAATAATTACAGGAAATATAATGAAAACTCATATTCAAAAACATGTAAAAAGTGCTCGAATGAACTGGACAGAATAGCAAAGATAAATCGAAGAAAGAAACGAGCAGAAACTTTTATGGTAAATTGTGAAAAATGTAACAATGAAAAACCATTGAAAGATTTTGCCAAACTAAAGAAATTCTATAAAAGAAAGATTTGTGTTTCCTGTTATCCTGATTTTTTGAGAGAACAAAAAAATGAGTGGTGCAAAAAAGAATCAAACAATAATGTAAATTACAGATTAAAAAAATCATTAGCATCACGATTAAGAGTTGTTCTTCTTAAAAATAATTCTACTATGAATTATATTGGATGTAATATTCAATATTTAAAAGAATGGTTTGAGTATAATTTTACAGATGATATGAATTGGGACAATTATGGTTCATTATGGTCGATTGATCATGTTATTCCTGTACGTAAATTTAATTTAGAGACTGAAAATGAAAAATGTTTATGTTGGAACTGGACTAATTTGGTGCCAGTTACAGTAAAATATAATTCATCCAAAAAAAATAGTATTGATATGGAACAAGTTGATTGTGTTATTGAAAAATTGAAAAAATTTAAAGAAGAAGGTTCAACGACTAAATGGTTTTCGGAAGAATTTATTATGACGAAAGAATTAGCTGAAATAAAAAATAAATAAATTCTTTTTAAGATATAGTCTAATCCTTATTGAAAAATAAGGTAGAGGAAATGTACAGGTAATCCTCAAATTACTTTCTGGAAAGTAAC